AGTTAATTGGACATAATATTATAGGCTTTGACTTACCTGTTTTAAAAAGTCTCCATTCCTTTGATTATAAAGGTAATGTCATAGATACTTTAGTTCTTTCTCGTCTATTCAATCCTGTTAGAGAAGGTGGTCATAGCCTAGAAGCTTGGGGCAATACACTTAATATAGCTAAGACAGAGTTTGAAGACTTTGAAAACTTCTCTGAAGAAATGCTTGATTATTGTGTACAAGATGTCAAAGTAAACACCAGGATATTCAATAATCTGATCAATGTTTCTAAAGATTTCAGTAAAGAATGTATGAGATTGGAGCATGATGTAGCTCCTATCATCAAAGAACAAGAACAGAATGGCTTCAAGTTTGATATGGTTAATGCCACTATGCTCTTAGCTCGATTGCGTGAACGCATGACAGAGATAGAAACAGAGGTCAAGAAAGTATTTAAACCTCGTATGCTTGATGTCAAGTTAGTAGTACCTGTGTTTAAGAAAGATGGTACCTTATCCAAACGAGGACTCAGACCATCTGAATATGAGAAGATACTAAACACTAATGACTATGAGCCTTTCTATCGTAAAGAATTACAAGAGTTTAACTTAGGTTCAAGAAAACAAATAGGAGAATACTTGGTAGACTTTGGATGGAAGCCTAAGAAGTTTACTCCAACAGGTCAACCCATCGTTGATGAATTAACTCTGTATGAAGTGGAAGGTATTCCTGAAGCTAAGCTTATTGCTGAGTATTTATTAGTACAGAAACGATTAGCACAGATAGAAAGTTGGGTTGATGCAGTCGAGGACGATGGTAGGGTTCATGGTTTTGTTATTCCTAATGGTACGATAACCGGTAGAATGACCCATAGAAATCCTAACATGGCTCAAATTCCTAGTGTTCATTCCCCTTATGGTCAGGAGTGTAGAGCTTGTTGGGTTGTCGAAGACGAATATAAATTAGTAGGTGTTGATGCTAGTCAGCTTGAGTTGCGACTGCTATCACACTACATGAACGATGAGGAGTATATAAAAAATGTTTCAACTGGAGACATTCATGCAACAAATCAAGCCTTGGCAGGACTTGAATCAAGAGATCAAGCAAAAACTTTTATCTATGCCTTCGTTTACGGAGCAGGAGATTCAAAGCTTGGCAGTATCATTGGAGGAAATACAAAAGATGGTCAACGACTACGAAAGAATTTTCTCGATAATATCCCTGCACTTAAAAATCTGCGATTTAAAGTTACAAGAGCTGCAGCAAAAGGATGGATTAAAGGATTAGATGGTAGGAAACTATTTATTAGGTCTGAACATGGAGCATTAAATACGTTATTACAGAGTGCTGGGGCTATCTATATGAAGAAAGCTTTGATACTATTAAATGAAAGATTAAAACTTTCAGGTATGGATTTTAAATTTGTAGCTAACATACATGATGAATGGCAAATAGAAGTCAGAGCTTGTCAGGCTATGAAGGCTGGTACCTTAGCTGTTAATGCTATGGTCAAAGCAGGAGAAGAATTAGGGATTAGATGTCCTATGACTGGAGAATATAAGATTGGAAACAACTGGAGTGAAACCCACTAGAGTCAAAAGCACTAGCTTTGAAAATGGTGAATGGTGGTACATAAGACCTAATGGTAAACGAGAACGAGTAGCTTCTTACTTAAAAAAGAACGATACCAGAATGTTTGTTGCTGGTAAGTATGTTAGTAAATCACATCCTTTACATAAACCAGGAAACTATAAAACATTTGAACAAGCAGCTTTCCAGAGTCTTGGTAAATACAAAGAACTTAATGAAGGTTTTGTTTACATTATAAGTAATAAAGCTTGGCAGGGCTGGATAAAAGTAGGACGAGCTGCTGATGTACATGATAGATTTAAACACTATCAAACCTTTAGTCCCTTTAGAGATTACAAATTAGAGTATGGTAAGTTTGTTAAAGATTGTAAGAAGATAGAACTGTTATGGCATAAGAAGCTATCCAAGCTGGTTCCTCATCAAAAAGAGTGGTATAAAATCCATTTTGTTGATGCAATTTTAGAATTAGATGGTATAATATATAATGAAGAAAAAAAATCTTGATACCCTCGTTGAGGACATCTACAAAGCACTAGAGCCTCTGGCTCACAACAAACCTTTACCAGTTACAGAGGAAGACCTCGAGAACTTTGGTAAAGACATGAAAGAAACCCTTGCTCATTGGGCTTTACCCGAAGAGAGGGGAACCTCTACCTTACGAATGTCTAACATTGGTAAGCCTGAAAGACAGCTTTGGTTTGATGCAAAAAGCGAAGCTCCTCAAGAAATAATAAATCCATCCGTTTATATTAAGTTTTTATATGGTCACTTATTAGAGACTGTATTACTCTTTTTGGTCAAACTTTCTGGACATAAAGTAGAAGATGAACAAAAGGAAGTAAATGTCGAAGGTATTAAAGGTCACATGGACTGTAAGATCGATGGTCAAGTTGTCGATATTAAGACAGCTTCTTCTTATGCTTTTAAAAAGTTTAGTGAACGCACATTATCTGAGGAAGATTCCTTTGGTTACATTACTCAGCTAACAGGCTACGAAGAGGCTGAACAGACTAATGAAGGTGGTTTCTTAGCCCTAAACAAAGAGACTGGAGAGATAGCTCTGTTTAGACCTAATGAGTTTGATAAGCCTAATGTTAAATTAAGAATACAGAATCTTAAAAAGATATTAAAGAAGAGAACTCCACCTGAGTTATGTTATCAACCTGAAGCAGAAGGAAGCTCCGGTAACTTTAAACTTCCAAGGTTGTGTACTTACTGCCGACATAAGTTTGAATGTCATAAAGATGCTAACAATGGTAGAGGCTTAAGAGTATTTAAATATGCTAGGGGTCCTGTATTCTTTACACATGTAGAATCAGAACCTAAAGTAGAGGAAATAGTTTATGAGAGCAAAAAAAGCAAAAGCAATAAGAAGAAAAGCTAAAGAGATTCTAGTAGATTGGATATGTAAATACATACCTGATGAAGAAAGAAAGAAGGTTACTCCAGACACTGTATTAGATATGATGCCTGATACGGGAACGCATATTTATGCACAAGGCAAAACAATCCTTAGTGCCTGGAGTTTCAGATGGGTTGTTAAGAATATTAAACAACTATTAAAAAGTAAGTCGTTGGAAACTATATCAGTAGAGGACATTGAAAATGCAGTTCAAGTTCGATGAAGATAAAATCCTAGACGAAATTAAACAATATATTCAAGACACTTATACTGCACATTATGGTAATGGTAAGTATCAAGCTACCGACATGATCATAGATGCTGGACATGGTGAAGGTTTCACTATGGGTAACATTATGAAATATGCAATGAGGTGTGGTAAAAAAGATGAAAAGAAAAAAGAACTATATAAAATAATACATTATGCAATTATTGCATTACACATAGAGAAAAATAATGACAGATAAAGTAGGAAAGAAACAATATCTAGGTATAGTAATTGACTATAACCGAGAAAACGATTTAGATAAATTTAGTTTAGATACCTTAAGAGATAGGTATTTTTGGAAGGAGGAAACTCATGCTCAAGAAGCTTTGGCAAGAGCTAGTGTATTTGGTGCAACTTATAAAGGACTTACTGACTTTGAGTTGGCTCAGAGGTTATATGATTATGCTTCTCAGTTTTGGTTTATGTTTTCTACTCCTATACTTTCTAATGGTGGAACTTCTAGAGGTCTTCCTATTAGTTGTTTCTTAAACTATGTTCCTGATAGCCGAGAAGGTTTATCTGCTCACTACGATGAAAACATTTGGTTAGCTTCTATGGGCGGAGGCATTGGTGGCTATTGGGGTGACGTTAGAAGTAATGGGGTAGCAACCAAACATGGTAGTAAATCCACTGGCTCTATACCTTTTATGCATGTAGTTGACTCACAGATGATGGCTTTCAATCAAGGTGTTACCAGGAGAGGAAGTTATGCAGCTTACATGGACATATCACATCCTGAAGTAGAAGAGTTTATAAATATGCGTAAGGAATCCGGTGGTGACATCCATCGTAAATGTTTAAACCTACATAATGCAGTTAATATATCTAATGACTTTTTAAGGGCTGTAGAGAATGATGAAGAGTGGAGATTAATAGACCCCAAATCTAAACAGCCTGTAAAGACAGTCAATGCAAGACAACTCTGGTGGCAGATCATAGATGCTAGAGCAGAGACAGGAGAACCCTACATGATAAACATTGATACTTGTAATGAGTATCTACCTAAATGCCTAAAAGATTTAGGCTTAGAAGTTAAACAAAGCAACTTATGTTCTGAAATAGTTTTACCAACCAACGAAGAGAGGACAGCAGTTTGTTGTTTATCTAGTGTCAACTTAGCTAAGTACGATGATTGGAAAGAAAATAAACAATTCATTGATGACTTAGTTACTATGTTGGATAATGTTTTAGAACATTTTATTGAATATGTTGTCGATACTTCAGAGTTTGGAGAATATAGTCTAAATTACAGGAGGTTTAAAAATTATGTTAAAGAAGGACGTATGGGATTACATAAAGCGGCTTACTCAGCCTATCGAGAAAGGTCTATCGGCTTGGGGGCAATGGGCTTCCATTCATATCTCCAAAGCCAAGGAGTTCCTTTTGAAGGCTTACAAGCAACCGGAATCAACTACGGAATATTTAAACACATTAAGAGTAAAGCTACAAAAGCTACTAAACGATTGTGTGAAAGTCGTGGAGCATTTCCTGATTCAAGTGATAGGACTACTAGGAATGCTCATCTTCTTGCTATTGCTCCTAATGCCTCTTCTAGTATTATTTGTGGTGGGACATCTCCTTCGATTGAGCCTATCAGGGCTAACGTATATACGCACAAAACTCTTTCAGGGAGCTACCAAGTAAAGAATCAAGCTTTACAAAAACTACTAGATAAAAAGAAGATTAGTAGAAAAGATCAAGAAAGTATCTGGAAAAGTATGACTGCTCATAATGGTTCAGTACAACATCTTGATGAACTAACAGCAGACGAAAAAGAAATCTTTAAAACAGCAGATGAGATCAATCAGATATGGGTTGTTGAACATGCTTATAAAAGACAAGAGTTTGTCTGCCAGGCTCAGAGTGTTAATTTATTCTTTAACATTCCAGCCTCAACAGAACTGCAAGAAGTCCATGATGATTACTTACAGTATGTTAATGATGTTCACTGGTATGCTATGCACAAATTAAAATCCTTATATTATTTTAGGTCCAATGCCGCAAAGACTGCAGAAAATGTTAATATCAAAGTACCTAGAATAAAACTAGATGAAGTGGAATGTATTAGTTGTGAGGGATAATGGCAGCTAAGTGGAACAGTGGAACAACTCATGTACCAGTTACCGGTATAAGAGGAAAGAAAACAAGTCAAGGTAGTAGGAATGTCGCCTTTGCCTCGATGAATAAAAATAAAAAGAAGTCTTGGAAGAAATACAGAGGACAAGGTAAATGACCCGATGGGACAAGAAAGTTAAAAAACCTAATTGGGATAGCTTAGTAGACTGGGAAGATAAGAATGGAGCCTTAGTTATGTGGGCTATCACACCTGATTGTATTAGAGAACGAGCAAAAGAAACGAATAAAAACTTTAAAGCTACTAAAGAGCAAATACATGAGTTTATATATCATTCTCGTAGAGCATTTGATATGGAAATAGTTAAGAATAATTTTAAAGATTTTGTAGTTGGTTTATTAGTAGATGAATATGGAGAATAAATGTTAGAAGAATTTAGGGATCAAATAGTCGAAGCACTTATAAAGAACTTTGAAGCACAAGTAGAGAAACACAGACTCAACATAGAAAACTTATTATTAAAAGGTGTTGGTGTCGCAGAGCATCCTGATATAATGGAAACTATAGAGGGAGAGTTAGCTAAGATGGCTGACAACGCAGATAAATTAGAAATGTTAAATAAATATTTTAAGGAGGAGCAATGAGTTTATTAACAACAAGAGATTACTACAAACCATTTGAATATCCCTGGATGTTCGATTACTACTATTTACAAAATCAAATGCATTGGATGCCAGAATCGGTACCACTACATACTGATGTGAAAGATTGGCAAGAACTAAATGATAATGAAAAGAATTTAATTACTCAGATATTTAGACTCTTCACACAATCTGATGTTGATGTTGGAGCTGGATATACTGATAAGTACATGAGAATTTTTAGAAAGCCTGAAGCTCGTATGATGATGGGTTCATTTGCTAATATGGAATCTATTCATCAACATGCTTACAGCTTACTATTAGATACTGTAGGTATGTCAGCTAAAGAATACAGAGCCTTTGCTGAATACGAAGAGATGTCAGACAAGCATGATTACGTTGGTAAGTTCAAACCTAAGAAGTCTGATAAAAAAACCATTGCTAAAACTCTAGCAGTTTATTCGGCTTTTACTGAAGGCTTACAATTATTTTCTAGCTTTGCTATTTTATTAAACTTCCCAAGATTCGGTAAGATGAAAGGTATGGGTCAGATAGTTACCTATTCCATTAGAGATGAATCTTTGCACGTTGAAGCTATGACTAAAGTGTTT